ACCTAAAGGGGGCCGCGCAGCGGCGCAGGCGTAGCCTGCATTATTACCCCTTTAGGTCCACGAGTCTTGAGTCAAAATACGTGGACCACACAAATTCACATTCACCGTACTTCAACTTCAACTGCAAGGAGAAGGTGTGATGCGGTGCTGTGGATGTTATCTTCATTATCCAATTTGCTACGTAGTGCACAAGTGGATATGGCGTACACGCGCAAATCTTCGTCGAACCGTCGTTCCACCAGCCGTCGAGGTACTCGTATGGCTGGTGGGCGTTACACTACTCGTCGTGCTTACAGTCGCACTCCTGTGCGTCGTGTGACTCGTCGAAGTGCTGTTCCACGTCGTCCGAAGACGACGTTCAACACTTATGCGCTAGCGCATGTTGATCCGTTTGACGATCGTTGCAAAGGAATCAAGATTCCTGACGCAAACACTATTCCATCTGTTGCTGTTACGCTAAGTCGCGAATCGACTATGTCGATGGATACGACCTTTGCTAACGCTCATGTTTTTCTTCCAACTGTCGGGGCTTGTGAAGTCACGACTGCTTTGAAGAATGTTGGTTCGAATAGTTGGGCGTGGGGTGTAACCCCAACCGCTTTTACTATTTCGGCCGCTCAGCAAGTGCAGCACGAGAAGTTGGCTGCATTTGTTAACCAGTTTGATCTTTATCGACCTGTTGCACACGGCATTCGTTTGTCGTGTGGACTGTCGCCTCAAACAGTGACTGGTTTCGCTCACATTGCTATTGTTGCGCGTAGCTCTCTTAACCGGTATACCGATGATTGGTGGCCCAAGAGTGTCGGTTTGATGAGTGAATGTCAATGGTACAAGCGTATCCCGCTTGCTACGTTGACGCAGCGTCCAATGACTGTTGTCAATAAAACGCTGGATACCACGAATCAGACTTATATGTCTCCCAATCGGGGACTTATCGCCGAGGGGACCACTTATGCTGCCGATTACACGGTTGCATCGATGCCCCAATCTCAGCTTGGTTATTATGATCGTGATTCACTCAACGGATTTGCAGCTATTGTTGTAGCTGTCGAAGGAGCTCCTTCGGGTTCTTCGCCGTTGGTGATTGAACAGATTCTTCATGTCGAAGCTATTCCAGGTTACACCTCGCTTCAAGTCGGTTCGACAGCCGCGCCATCGCGTCCGGATGTTCTTGCTGGCGTGTCGCACATGGCTGCGACAACTCCTGCAGAACACTTCGAAGGCGAAGAGCCATCGCGTATTTCGCAAGCCGTAAACGCATTTCAGCAGGGAGTGGCTACTGCCATTGGAGGTACTGTTGATCGCGTTTCGTCTAGTGTTGTGAACGCTGCCGGTCACGCTGGGTACGCTGCTGCTACTTATGCAGTGAACCGTGCAGCGAATGCATTCGGTGACGTACCTGGCGTTGGACCGGCTAACCGTTTGCTTCATTGATTAGGATAGGCGATTCAGGTTTTTCTGCCAATGATGAAGCTATTGCTTCGATGCCTGAATTGCGCATTGTTGCTGCTCAAGTCAATGCTCGCAGACGCGCGTATGCTTATGCGTCTTCTGCGGTTGAAGATTTTGTTTCCCGTACTTCTCTTGGGAACCCTCGAAGCTTCATTCAACCTCAAGTTGATATTATTATGGAAGATGTTTCTTCCCCTTCCCCTAGACCGGATGTCTTCATGATTGAAGCTGATCCGGCATCTGCTCCCTCACGCCGTTATGTTAAAACGGCGTCGAAGAAACGCCAAGCTGTCGTTGATGACGCTAGTGCGATTTCTGACAGTATTGAACATTCGATTGAGAATGGTCCTATTCATAGGGATTACTATATCCCTGAATTAGAAGTGATTGACGAAGGTCACATTGAGTTGTAGTTAACTACTAGTCAAATGAAACTTCTAAAGTTCATGCATCTCCACGTCCTCGTCATGCATCTCTACTTCTTCATCGGGCATCGGGAAGTCGTCCTCCGTGAGGTCGATGATCTCGTCCCCGCTGTCGCTGTCCTCGTCAGTCGACATGTCCATGAGTTCTTCACGGAGAAGCTCTTGGTGAACTCTGTCTTGGACTTCGTCCGCTGACAGAAGCCACGTGTTCCACCCACGCTGGTTCGTGAACTCGATGAGTTCGTCGGTGTAGTGCGCACACGCTGCGAGTTGTTCGTCGGTACGGCGGGACTCGTAGTTGTTGTTGCACATGGCCGCGTAGCGGTAAGCCGTGTTCATGAGCAGCATGATCACACGGTCTCGAGCCTGGATCGCGAACTCGAACTCCGTTTGAGTGGCGGTCAGTGCTTCCTCTGCCGTCTGGTACATCTCCTGATAGACCTGACGTCCAACCTCAGCACGCTTCCGAGCACTCTCTTGCTCCTGAACGTCGGCCGAGAGCGCTGCGACCTCTGATTGGTGAACACCGGTCAGGTAGCCGCCGAGAGCGTCGATGAGAGGGGAGAGGTGCTGGTTGCTGTTGCTGTTGGCCATCTTGGATGCTTGAGTCGAATTGAAGAATGAGACTTGGAGGCGAGATCGCGCAGCGATTCTCTGCCGACCCTTCACTATGTACTTGTCTTTTCTATAGTATATTATTATCTAAACGAATCTGAAACTACTTATCTCCACTGTAGTATAGAATAAGCAAGACAAATTATAGAAAGTATAGGGTGTCATTGAAGTTCGCTTAAGTACGACTTCAACTATACAACGTATACCCTACCCCTACGTATACCTGATACCATCTGGAGCGTGAGCGAAGCGAACTGCGACGCTGGGCAGGCAAGGCCGCAGGCCGCTGCAACGCGTTATTTTTTTTTCTTAACAGAGCGAGTAAGGCCGCAGGCCGCCGAGCGTGATCCCCTAGGATTATGCACCTAGGTTGTAAAACATGGTTACCTTAAACCTACGTTTGAGGGGCAGATGATCTTCTTTCGCCGGGAAACACTCTTCGATCGTGTAGTTCGACAACACGATGATTTTCTTCGGCCGAATCTTCTTCAGGCTTCCTCCTTTGATTTGGCCTGTGAACGGGTATCGGTCCGCCCAGATCTTCAGTTGCGAGCCGGTGCATTCGTTCTTCGGCGACCATTCTTCGATGGCGACGACTTCTTCTCCTCTGTACCCGCACCACCACTTGTTTAGTTCCTTCTGGTAGTGCGCGGGGTACTCCGTCCACAGTCGCTTGGATTTGCCGGTTCCTGTCGCTCCGACCCACCACTCGTTCTGCAGATCGCCGTCGATGATGGCTGTGTTCGGGATGCAGATGTCTTCGAGTCGTGGCTTCCATTGTAGGTACACCTTCGGGTAGTTTTCCTTTACCCACCCGAGGTCGCCTTCTTCGGCCTTCTTCACGATCATGCCGTACGCTTCTTTTGCTTTTGCTTTCTTGTCGTCGGCGGAGTCGGAGATCTCGCCGTACTCAATGAACTCGTTGCCCTTCTTGCAGTAGTCGGCGGCTTGAGCTGCAGTGCCGCGACGAATAGCGACATAGGCGCCAGGCAGTTTCTTGGCGACTTGTTGGCGCGTTCGTTGGGACTCGTACTCGATGTAGCCTTGGAGATGTGGTGTTCCCGAATCACCAGTCTCTCTCCCGTATACCACGTAGCGGACGGCGTCGTTGAGAAAATGTTGATCAATGAGATCGGTCGTGTCGTCGGTGTAGTTGTTCCAGGTGAATACCCAGGCGCGTGAGCGTCGTGCGTAGTCGTTGTCCATTGTGGAAGTGAGACCTAAAGGGGGCCGCGCAGCGGCGCAGGCGTAGCCTGCATTATTACCCCTTTAGGTCCACGAGTCTTGAGTCAAAATACGTGGACCACACAAATTCACATTCACCGTACTTC